GGCGAGGGTTCGGGCTGCGGCAACTTCCAGTTGGAGATGAATGCCTCTCCCACCTGATTGCCGCCCGTGTCGAGCTGGTGCCCGGTGAGGTAGTGCGTACCGTTCAACGTGCCGGGGTAGAACTTTTGCAGCAGATAGAACAGCTCTTCGTTGCTCATTACTGATTCCTCAAAATGACGCCACGCAGATAGTTATTGCCGCTTGTCCAGTTACCGCCCGAAGTCGTTCGCCAGCCGACCATCACCCACGGGGCTGGAATATCGAGCGTCGAGACACCCGTGATCGGCCCCCACTCTGCAATGCCCGTAGTCCATTGGCACGTCGCGCCGTTGTTCGCCTTGCTACCCGGATCGAAGTTCGTATCGGACCAGATGAGCCCCTGATTGAAGCCATCCACCCACATGCGAACCCGCCCTTCCCAATTGAAGGTCAGGTTGTTCGGCGTGTCCGACAGCGCGTAGCCCCGGTTGCCGTTGTTGTTGCGAATCGGCACTTTGCTGTTCGGGTCGAAGTTGCCGTTGTCCCATGGCGTGAGCCCCGCCCAAGTCGGACGGGCGCGCGGAAAGTTAACGGTTCCGCCGTCCTGAATCAACAGGTTGAATGCGTTGCCCGCCTGATTGATGAAACCCACCTGCCCGCTGACATCGGCGCGTGCGTATGCCTGATAGCCAGGGGTCTGAAACGTGAGCAGGCCGCCGCTCGTGATAGTCACATTGGGCGCGGTGATCGTTCCCACGAACGCAGCGCCCGAGAGCCGCGCCGGGTCCGGCAGATTGCCGGTATCCCACGGCGTGAGCCCCGCCCATGTCGGCCGAGCACGCGGCAACGAGAGTTGCCCGTTATCGAACAGCGCCATGTTCAGCGCATTGTTTGCGCCGTTGACCCACTCCATGGACGAATTCGACAGGTTCGACCGCATGCGCGGCGTGTAGGCGCCGGACCTGAAAATCAGAGGCTGGCTAAACACTGCATCGGCCGAATCAAGCGTAACCACGCCGTCAAAGGTCGCCGTGTTGTTAAACAAAACCGCGCCTGTAAAGGTGCCGCCCGTGGTCTGGATCGGGTTCGGTAGGTTCGCGTTGTCCCATGGCGTCGCGCCATTGAACGCCGGCCGCACGTTGAAGTTACCCACGCCCGCCGCGTTGAAGTACATCAGCGCGATGTTTGTCGAGTAGTCGCCGGCCGCTGCCGTGTTCTTCATCAAGCCGAAAATGTTGGCCGATGAGTAGAACCGAAAGCGCCCGTTCGGAAGCGTCTGCGTGTTGTCCGCGAATTCAACCGTGGGAAACGCGGAGGTGACGCCGAGCTGCGCGCCGAACGACGCGACCCCGCCCACGTTCAGCGTCAGGCTCGCATCGATTGAAGTGAACTTGCCAGTGGCGCGCGTGGTGTTGCCGATCGGCGCCGCATCGAGCGACGCTGCCACGATGCCGCCGGAGAACGTCGCTTTGCCGGTCGGACGGTCGAAGCGCAGAACCGTGTTGAGCAGCGCGCCCGCGTCCGTGAACGTCTGAAGCACGACATCGGAGCCGCTATTGCTGCCGGTCTCTGTCGAGCTGACGAACAGCGATGCACGCTTCACGCCGTTCGACATGAAGTGAATCGCGCGGTTCGTGGTAGGCGAGCCGTCGCGCGTGATGTCACCGCTCGCGAGTAGCGACGTGAAGTAACCAGCGGCCTTCGTGATGCTGCCGATAACCGCGTTATCGATCAGGCCGCCGACGATGATCGGGGTATTCCACTGCCCGCCGACAAAGCCTTTCTGCCCCGAACCCAGCGGGTCCGGGAGCAGCGCAAAGCCCGACATGACCGCATCGAGTTCCGCGCGCATCGGCGCCGAAGCGCCTTGCGAGTTGGTCCCCGGATAGGTCGTGTGACTGTAGTAACCGTTGGCCATGTTCTTACCTCAATTGGCGGCGCAGGGTGTAATGAATAATCACGCTCGATACCGTGAACGGCTGGATATAGTCCGCTTGCGAAACCAGCTTCAGGCCGATGTTTTCGCCGGTGCCGTCCAAGCCGATTTCGGTCGGCGCGTTGTTCACGCCGTCCCAATAGAACTGGTCCCAAAAGAACGTGTCCCAATTGATCGAAGCGAGCGCGATCACAGCGTTCTGCGCCGGCGTTGGCGTAATGTCCGTGTTCGCCCAAGCGAGGTCGAAGGACATGAGATATTCGAGGTAGCCATCGCCCTTCACTTCCATGACTGCCTTGCGGAAGTGCTTGCGCATGCGCGGCGACTTGAACGCCGCGAATGCGAGGTTCATGTACGAAATGATCTGGCCACCGTCGAAGTTCGGGCCGCGCTCCAACTGGTAGACGTAGCCGTCATCAGAGCCGGCGTAAATCACTTCGTCGTTGTTGGCACGCTTGAGCGACGCGATGCAGCGCAGCGCGATGTTCAGGTTCACCACCGTCAGGCCAATGATCTTTCCGTTCAGGAACGTGGCATAGATGCCATAGCCATCCGAGAAGTAGATTCGATACTGGCTCTTCGCGCGCACGATGCAACTCGACACCACGCGCGAGTGCTCATTGACCACGAACGGGTTAATCGCCTGTGAGAGGGACGACATCAAGAAGTTGCCGTATGCGCCCGTGACCGCCAGATTCACCAGCCCGAGGTCCGACAGGTAGTACGGCTGATCCACCACCTGCACGCTGTCGCGCACCGCGCCGGACGTAGGCGAGTGCGTGGCCAGCGAGAAGTCTGCATTGCTGGAGCCATAGACCACGAACGTTTTGCTGTTCGTCGTCACCAGCATCGCATCGGTCGAAGTCGAAGAGCCCGCCGTTGCGCTGCCGCCGGTGTAGGAACGCAACGCCGTAATGTCGTCGCCCAGCGCCATTTCACCAGCGCCAACAACCGCGCTCCACGTGTATGGGTCGCCAATGGCCGAGTGCTGCAAACTGGCCGCGAACGAGAGCCAGAGGAAATTCTTGTGAAACTCGATGTGCTGGGGCACGTCGCTCGCCATGCCGGTGCTGATCTGCGTGAAGGTCGTACCGTCCCACGAGAACGCCTTGTTCGTCGCATCGCAGCCGAACATCTTCATCATCGCGGACGTGCCGCCGAAGTTCGCGTTCACGAATTCATACTTGCCACCGGGCAACAGCGTGGGCGTCGTCACCGTCACCCAACCGGCGATAGTCGATTTCCACATGACTGCGGCCGTACCGCCCACGTTGTTGCGGAAGGCGTAGACCACATCCATGTACATCCACACGCCCAAGACCGGGCCGGAACCCGGCACGCGCTGGATGTCGGCGCGGTAGATGTCGGCGGCCGCCTTCACCCACTGCGCATTGGCTTTCGCATTCGGCGCGCCGTTACGCGCTTCTGCGGCCGAGACATGCCCGACCACGCTCGCGCCGACTTTGATGTCCTCACCGGCGACAGCGAATGTCCCGGTCAGCTTCGTGATCGCGACGAACGTCGTTCCGGGAATCGTGGTCGTGTCGATCAGACACACGACACCGCTCGCGGCCGAGGTCGCGCCAGTGATGGTCTGCCCCACCGAGAGCATGCCGGTGAGCGTCGCGACGAACGACCAGTAGGTTTGCGCGGACGGGCTGGGGCGGCCGTCGAAGCGCTCATAGCCGTGGATGCGCGAGTATCCGCCCAGCACGTTGCACTCAAAGTTCAGCCCATCGCGCAGCGCGCCGGGGTCGATCATCAACGCGGGGGAAATCAGATCGAGCCCGCCCTTCAGCAGAAACGATTCGGTCTGCGTCGGCGGCATTTTCGGGATCGACGCGGCCATTAGAAGCCCCCATCGATCGTGATTGCCGGCAGTTGCGAGACTTCCAGCATCGTGCGCAGATGCGAGCCTTCGTTCACCGCGCGTTGATAAACTTCCGTGGCCGCGTCGTAGCCGGCGAACTTCTTCATCGCCTCGTACACCACGAGCTTGTGGAACTGCACCGGCATGGCCGGCGTGTCCGTGTCCGCCACGAGCTGCACCGGATCGGTCCAGTATTCACCGCTCACCGTGTAGACATCATCCGGCAGCGGCCCCAGCCAGATCGAGTCATCCGCGTCGAGCGCGAAGCGCTGCGGGCGCATCGCCGTCTGCTGGCCACGGATGTACGCTTCGCGGAAATCATCCCACGGCAGCGGATCGAAAATCATCTGGTCCGACAGGCCGAAGGTCGGGTTGTAAATCCAGAAGCTGTTTTGCTTCCACATGTCGAGATTGGCCACGCCCATCTCAGCGAGGGAATACTGCTGCTTGTTGGCTTGCGTGTTGAACGTGAACTTGGCGCGCAGGAATTTCCATTCTTGGCGGGACACTTGAATTTCGTTCCAGGCGTCCGCGATCCAGTTTTTCAGGCGCAGCATTTCGCCGTTCACGCTCTGAACCGTCACCAGCGGGGAGCCCGAGGCACCGCACTCCACGCGCAGGTTTTCAACCAGTTGAACAAAATTCATGCGCGCCTCGTTTTATGCGGGTTGCTGGATGATCCGGGCCAACCACGCGCGGCCGTTCGGGTTCGCATCGCGCTCAATCGAGAACGGATAGGCGAGCGCTGTACGCGGCACTTGGATGATCGAACCGGGGTCGGACGGGTCCGAGAGCGACTGTCGGTATTTCGTTTCCTTCGCGCGGGCGAGGGCTTCGACATACTTGCGCTTGACCGGCGTAGGCACGCCGCGCACGATCGGCTGATTGATGCCGTTGACACCGACCACGATGACCGGGAGGTCCTCGTCGCTGACCGATTCAGCAATGACGATCGTGACAACTTCATTCATGAAGGCTTCGAGCGCCAGCGCATCATTCGAGATGTTTGCGCCTGTCACCTCTTCGACTTCGATGACACCGGGCGAAGCGTGCGCGTCGCGAATCTCGCCCAGCGTGAGAGGCTTATCGCCTTCGATCAGTACGCTGTCCGAGTCGATCGCGCCGCGCGCTTGCGACGGAGTGGGTTTGTTCATGCTTCTCTCCAGAGATGTTATGCGCGCCCCAAAAAGAACGGCCGCCCCGAAGGACGGCCGTTTAAACCAGACCCCCGAGGGGGCCAGGACTGGATTGAGGCGCTTCTACTGCTTTGGCTTACGCCGTGATCGGCGCAGTCGGCAGAGCCAACACGTCGCGGAACGTGTAGGTCATGCCCGTCACGCCCGACAGGTTGTTGGTGCCGAGCGTCCACGTGCCCACCAGCGTGCCGCCCGCTTGCGCGAACAGGTAGCCGATTGCCGTCTTGCCGTCTGCGAGCAACGGGAACTGAGCAGCGGCAGCGCCGCCGAGCAGATCGATGTTGCTCACGATCGGGCCTTGCGCGACCGACACGGCGCCGGCCGAGTCGAGGGCGAACACGAACGTGCACGCTTGATTCGCGGAGAGCGCCTTGAACGCGACGCCCGTGTTGCCGTCCGTGGTCGGCGTTGCAGCGTTGGTCGCAGCGGCCTTGCGGAAAATCTGCCCGTTGATTGCGAAGTCCGTCTGGTTCGCAACCGAATAGGTCGTCGTCGTGCCAGCGGCGAGGCCCGCCTTGCTCAGTGCGATATTGCCGCCACCGAATTGGCCAGTGAGATTCAGGCTCATGTCTGTTCCTTTATACGTTGGTGTTCAGAGTGCCCACCGTGGCCGCGTTCGCGACGCCGGACGTACCAGCGCCGGTCGTGATGCCGCCGTGCGTGTGGGTGTTCAATGCCGTCTTCAACGCTTGCACGTCCACGAGCAGGGAATTGAGCAGCGCCAGAATCTGGCGCTGCGTCCCTGCATCGAGTCCGGACGCGTTGATACGTTGACCGATGCTTTCTGCTGCCATGGTTTTCTCCTGCCCGGCCTAAGCCGGGCATTCAGGATTACAGAGCGGTTACGCCAACTTCGAGGCGCGCCATCCAGTTCTCATTGAGACGAACAGATGCGGTCCAGAAATTTGCTCCGCAGTAACCAAACTGGCCCAGCGGGTTCGCGTGGTTCGTGTCGGACGCCTTAAGAATCGTCGGCTTGATCGCGCCCTGCCCCTTAAGGCTCACGCTCGCCCACGCGTCCTGGCCCATCAGAATGCAGGGGTAAACGTCCACGTTCGAACCGCCGACCGAGTAGCAGCCGTTGAGCGTGGCCGAGCCCGCAGCCGCGAACGGTGCGAGCAGCGGCGACGTGACGAAACGGAAGCGCTCGCACGAACCGATTTCGCGTTCGTGAACCGGCTTCTGCTGCGCGTACTCAGCCACCTTCACGAAACCCGGCAGGTTACGCACGTCCGATTCCGCGTCCGTGTGCAGGAACACGATGTATGCGCTTTCGACCGGCGCCGTACCGAAGTTCGGGCCGCTGGCCAGCTTCGACGTGTTGGCCTTGGCGCGGTTGTTTTCCAGCGAACGCGCTGCCTTGCGGAGCATGTTCAGGCTGATCGGGGTGTTCACAGCCGAACGCGAAGCGCCGTTCGAATAGATCACCGAGGTGCCGGCCTTGATGACACCGTAGCGGATCAGCTCGCTCACTTCAGCGAGCGTCTCGCCGGTGAGGGTCGCCATGTCGGCCGGGATGTCGTCCTCGTACATCATTTCAGCCTTCGAGCTGAACTTGAACAGTACGCCGTAC